GTCTCTGCCTCTAGTTCCGATGTAGACTATCCTGTTTCAAACTTGAAGCACGATTTCAGGTCTAAAAAGTGGATGTCTGCACCAAACGGTACTTTTGTAATAGACAACTCTAATCACCATATAGACTTCGAGGATGCTGCCAGTGTCGAATTGACTGCGACTTTAGCATTTGGAACATATAACGCTGCTACATTAGCTACCGAAATAAAGACCAAAATGGAGCTAATCGGTGCTAATACATACACAGTCCAATATAGCCAAGCTACTGGATTGTGGACAGTTTCTAGCTCCGGCGCTCACTTCTCTGTTTTGTGCTCTTCCGGTACTAATCAATCTAAAAATACATTTAAAAAAATACTTGGATTCACAAACTCTGATAAAACTGGTGCATTATCATATACCGGAGCTAACATAGCAATACATACCGAAGAGTGGGCTATGTTTGACACTATAACTAGTGAGCCCGTTGATACTATCGCATTATTTTGGCCTAAAGAGTCAGGAATAAAGTTATCTGATTCAGCCATAGTAAAAGTACAGGCTAATGCTACCAATACTTGGTCAGCTCCAGCTGTTAACGTAACTATGACAATAGACAACGACTACATGGTTGCTTCTCACTTATTTAGCACCGACCAATCTTATAGATTTTGGCGTGTTTCGATAATAGACCCAAGTAACGCATACCTACAGGTAGAACTGGGTGTTTTATATGCAGGAAAAAGTTTGACGGTACAAGACGCAGACAATGGATTTACCTACGCTACTAAAGACACATCTAAGACATATCAAAATGATTTTGGCAATATGTATGTAGATGAGTATCCTATGGAAAATACACTAGATTTAGACTTTACAGTATTGCAATATCAAGAAGCTAGAACAATAGAAAATGCCTACCGTCAAAATGGCCTTAGAAAACCAGTACTTGTGATATTAGACCCAACTGAAATTGTATTTTCTAAAAACCACTTTCTAGTATACGGTAAAATGACTAAACCAGTTGAAATTAAACAAGTTTCTTATGATATATTTAACACTTCATTAGTAATTCGGGAGATAAGCTAATGCAACTAGTAGTTCATGAGTTAGACACGGCCTTGAGACAACCAGTTACACCAACAAAAGTAACGCGTGTAGCTGCTATAAGACCGCACCTATATGTGCACGGCTCTCCCGCTGGCAGTCTAACCTTGAATGTTCTTAATGCGTCTGGAGACCTGGTAGCTAGCTCGCAACCAGTGCTTATATCAAATATACCTTCTACAGGATATTATCACGGTTATATCGCGTTTGATATATCGTGCCATATGCAAGCTAACACTGAATATAACATTGAATTAACAGGCTCTGGATACTCATATGCTGACGGTGCTTTTGTCGGTTGGTGTAATACATTTGATTTTGATGGATATCCCGAAGGTTACACGCCAACCGGCGATTTAACTTTGCCTTTAGACTTACAAATTTGGGAGCGAACTAACAAATGAGTCGTATATTAGATTTTTCCGACGGTTTTACAAGCTCTAGTGTGCCCACTGGTACTAACATACAATCAGATAGTACTCGCAGTGTGCAACCATACGCGGACGAAACTGCTTTTGTCACCGCCAAGGGCTCCGCTGCTACTTCTGGTGATGTATTTTTAAATACAACTACTGATTTTCTTATGTATTTCGATGGTACTGCATGGAAAACAGTTACTACCTCTGCCGAATTGTCTGCACATATTTCAAATACTTCTAATCCACATGCCGTTACTGCCGCTCAAGTTGGTCTAGGTAACGTAGATAATACCTCCGATGCTACCAAGAATGATGCTGTAGCTACTCTGACTAATAAAACACTTAGTGGTAACTCAGCTACACACTTTATCACTACTTCGGGTGTTGTGTTATTTAATACCTCTGGTGTAATTACATTGCCAGATGAAACTGATACTTTAGTTGGTAAAAATACGGTCGATACTTTAACTAATAAAACATTGACTGCACCTACTATCAATAGCCCCACCGGCCTAGTAAAAGCGGATGTTGGTTTATCTAATGTAGATAACACACAACAATTGCCCATGTCTTATTTAGATACAGACGGAACATTGGCAGCTGATTCAGACACAAAAGTAGCATCTCAAAAAGCTGTTAAAACTTATGTTGGTTCCACTGTTTCTGGTTACATTCCGACCACCGAAAAAGGTGCTAACAATGGAGTTGCTACATTAGATTCTGGTGGTAAAGTCCCTGCATCACAATTACCTAGCTCCGTAATGGAATTTAAAGGTACATTTGACCCTGGAACTGCAACATTTACAGACGCAAGTGGAAATGCTGGTGATGTTTATTTAGCCTCTGCCGCCGGTTCCTACAACGCAGGCTCTGGCAGCATTACTTATGCGATTGGAGACTGGGCAGTCCATAATGGAACTGTATTCGAAAAGTCTCTTAATTCTAATGCAGTTGTTTCAGTTAATGGACAAACTGGTGTAGTCAGTTTAACAAAGTCAGACATTGGTCTAGGCAACGTAGACAATACGTCGGACGCTACTAAAAACAGTGCTGTAGCTACGTTAACTAATAAAACATTAACAACGCCAAACACCGATGTTATAACATTGGATGGACAAGCTTCTACTCCTGCTAACCCAAGTTCTGGATTTTATAAAGCTTATGTTAAAGACAGCACCGGTAAACTAACTATTTTAGACTCATCTGGCTTAGAGACAACTGTAGGAACTGGCTCTGGTTCATCTGGTATTAATTACATCAGTTCTACCGACGGTTCTGCAATAACAGGATGGTCTGCTTATGCGGATGCTGCGGCTTCTTCTCCATTAGATGGAACTGGCGGCTCTCCAACTGTTACCTATGCTGTATCTACTGATTCAAGCTTACGCGGTACTTCAAACTTCTTATTTTCACACGACTCTGCTAATAGACAAGGTGAAGGATTTAGTTACGACTTTACCATAGATGCTGCTGATAAAGCTAAAATGTTAACACTAAAGTTTGATTATAATATATCCAGTGGTACATATGCTGACGGCGGTCTAACTATATGGATTTATGATGTAACAAATGCTACTTTAATACAACCGTCCGGCTATAGTCTTACAAATGTAATCGGTAATCAACCTTGGGCAGCTACTTTCCAAACTAGTTCAAACTCTACATCCTACAGACTTATTTTTCATGTAGCGACTACAACTGCTACAGCTTACACCATGAGATTTGATAACTTCAGTCTTGGTCCTCAGACTGCGTCAAATAGCTCTACAATACCAGTTCTAAGAGCCAGAACGGATACAGCTAGAACATTAAATAATACCGCCCCTACAATAGTTTACGATATAGTGGACTTTGACTCAACTGGTTCATACAATTCTAGTACCGGTGTTTACACTGTACCAGTAAGCGGTAAGTATAAACTAAGCGCTTCTATAGGAACTCAAAATAACGCTCAAACCGTTAATTTCCTAACTTCTTTATGGGTTAAGAAAAACGGTTCAGTAACATATTACTTAGCTCCTTACAGAGCTCCAGTAACAGCTTCTTATTTTGTAAGTTCTAATGGTTCTACTATGATAGATGTTAAGGCAGGAGATACCATAGAATTTGGTGGCTATTCTGATGCAGCTAACACGCTTCAAGGTAGTGCTAGTACTAATAATTATATAAGCATAGAACAAGTGTCTGGAATGTCTGAATCTAGTTTAGGTTCTGGAACAATAGCTGCTAGTGCTACATCTACTCAGGCAGTCACTTGGACATCTTCTGGTAGTTATCCAACTACAAATTGGACTACTAATTTTGACACTAATGGTGGTATGAGTTCTGGAATATATATTGTGCCTGTCAGCGGATATTACGATGTAGATATATTTACAAATACTACTGTGTCTAGTTTAACTGGTTTTGGGTATTCTTTAAATGGTGGTGGGTTCCAGTTCATAACAGGCACAGCTAACACCGGTGCTGGTACTGATAGATTTTCTGGTACAGCATTGTTAAAACTAAATGCAGGCGACTCCATAAAATGTGGCGGATTCAGTGGAAGCTCCAATTCTACTAACGTGTCTTTTACATGGACTATTTCTAAACGCTCAGGCCCAGCGACAATCCAAGCGAGTGAGACTGTTAGTTTTATAGCTACAAACACCGCTGGTACTACTTGGAGTTCTGGAGGATTTGATATACCTTATCCTACAGTAATTCAAAACACACACGGAGCTTACAATAGTTCTACATCTATATTTACAGCACCTATTTCGGGAACATATCTATTCAACTGGAGTGCATATACTGCATCCATGACCTTAAGTACAGCTCAATCTATTGATTCAAGTTTAGAACTAGTTGGAATTGATACTCTGGGTTATGGTTCAAGAAAATGTGGTACGGGGGCTGCGAATATATATTCAACTGAAGGAAGCGTTACAGTTAAATTGTTAGCAGGAAATCAAGTGAAAGTCATTTCATTAACACCCGTCGCAACTACAATGGCCACCCAAACTGGCAGAAATAAATTCTCCGGTACCAAAATAGGAGACTACTAACATGAAAGAATGGATACTAAAAACAAGTACTGTTATCATTGCACTATTTGCACCTATTCATGCAATGATAATAGCAACCGGAACCTTAATTGTAGTAGATACTTTTTTTGGTGTTTGGGCAGCTAAAAAGCGCGGTGAAGAGATAACTAGCGCGGGATTACGTAGAACATTAACAAAAATGCTAGTTTACCAATTGACTATATTAACAGGATTTGTTGTAGAAACTTGGCTAATATCCGGCATGTTTCCAGTATCAAAATTAGTAGCCGGAGTTATCGGCCTAGTAGAATTTAAAAGTTTATTAGAGAACGTAAATACAATAAATGGTTCTCCAATATTTAAAGATATAATTACAAAGCTTGGTTCGTCCAACGATAAGTAGGTGCTATGAAACAAATAGATGACAGAGCGGCACACAGAGCTATATCTAAATCATTTGTTGAATCTAACGATTCTTTGCGCACTACTATAACTAACGCCGAAGTAGACATAAACGTTTCTGCATTTACAGACTCTATTGCAATAGCAGACGACGCAGGCAATAAAGTAACTACAACCTTAATTGGCTCAAAACGTTCCCTAGATGTAAATGTAACAGACATAACTATATCTCATGCGAACGACAGTATACGCCTAGGCGACGGAACTGAATTAAACACCATTAGTACCGTTGGTGCCAAAAAGGGACTAGATGTAAATGTTATTAACAATACAAATACAGTCATAGCCCCTGCCGGTGCAACAATATTACTGTATGGAACCTTAAGCAACTTGGGAATCGGCTCTTCAGCTAACGCTGTTAACTATATTGCTTCTGGAACTGACAAATACGTACAAAAAGTATACTTTAGCGGCACTCAAGTTGGAACTGCTACGGTCTACAAAAACGGCTCACCATTGCTAAAGATAAGACTATCTCCTGCGACGTTTACTCAGGTGTTAGACTTGGCCACAGGCAGTGCTTTTGGAACGCTACTAGAGCCGGGAGATAGCTTAGTTATAGAAGCAACCAACAACGGTAATGCCCTAGCTGATTTCGACGCAACCTTACAGTACATGGAGACATAAAATGAATAAAGAATTAGAAAAACGCAAAAAAATGTTCGAATTATCTCGTGTAAAATTAGCCCGAGAAGAGTTAGAGTTAAAGATTATAGAACGAGAAGACGAAATAAGCAGGCTAAAAGCTGCTATTGACAAACAAGTAGAAAAAGAAACAGAATTGCAACTAGAATTAAATAAGTTGTAAACGAAAGGACGTGACCTATGGCAGACTTTGCATCATCATTGCCCGTCAGGACAGAAAATGCAGGCGACCTACAAATACAAATTGTAGACGGTACATTAACATCTAACAAGCTAAAAGTAGAATCAGACGGTAGTATTAATACCAATTCTACAATTTCAGCAACTAATTTAGACATTAGAGACCTGGCTTTTGCAACTGATAAAGTTGATGTAAGCGGTTCTAGCGTAACAGTTACAGCTACTAATTTAGACACAAGAGATTTGACATTCGCTACAGATACTGTAGACGTGTCTGGTTCTAGTGTTACTGCTACTGTCACTGCAACTAACCTAGATATTAGAGATTTAGCATTTGCAACTGACAAAGTCGATGCTTCTGGTTCTACAATAGAACTTGGTTCAACTACTTTAGCAGCTCTTGAAAATATCTCTGCTACTGTAACAGCAACTGATTTAGACATTAGAAATCTCAGTGCTGCACAAGATTCTATCTCTATTAAAGATAGCACTGGTAATGCATTTACAACATCCAACCCTTTGCCTGTTGTTTTATCTAGTTCTACACCTGGTGATGAAGTACTAGACTACGCAACCGCTGCTTCTGTTGCTGCTGGTGCTTCTACCACTCATAGCTATACTGTAACTACTGGAAAAACATTGACTTTACAACAAGTCAGCGCCAGCGGAACAGGAAAAATAAAAGTAGAAATCAAATTAAATGCAGCTACCAAAGTTGTTAAATTTAATTCTACTGCTAACACTAATATCGACCACAGCTTTAATTCTCCACAGAATTTAGCCGCTGGCCTAGTTGTCAGTGTTGTTATAACCAATTTAGACAAACAAGCTCAAGATATCTATAGCACTATCGAAGGCGTTGAAAATTGATTTATTAAGTCTCTCATAGCAATATGGGAGACTTTCTTAAGTTAATGAGGGCAATATGGCAGACCTAACGGAGATACAATCAGCGGAAGCTGTTAAAATAGTTGGCTCAGATGCTACAGGTTTAGAAACTACTCCTGTTAATAGCACCTCAAACGGTGAACTGTTAACGGCTGATATATCTAATAATGGCGGCACTCAAGGTGCTATTACTGTAAGTACATCTGCTATAGAAGCTAAAGTCGGAGCATCTCCATTGGCTAATAGAAAAAGTTTGACTGTACACAATAACTCTAATAAGGTAATTTATTGGGGATACACCTCTGGAGTAACTACCAGCACAGGGTCTCCTTTGGCTAAAGATACAACTGCAGTGTTTTCTGTAGGACCAAGTACTTCAATCTATTTGATAGCAGCGGGGTCAGGGAATAACACAAGGATTACTGAAAGTGCTTAAGACAATTATTGGTATTACTAATACAGTCGCAGGGAACGAAGAGCACAGTAGAAGCAGTGTCGATACTAACTATACTATTTTAGTAAAACGCCAAATGTTAGTATATCAAGAAGTAGAAATAGAAAGTGAATTTGAACTTGAAATAGTTGGCGAATTAGTTATTTTAGATTAACCAGGAGATTTTATGAGTACAATATTATTACAAGGACAAACTGCACCCGCTGCACCAACTGCTGGAAAGATTAGATTGTTTGTAGACTCTGCAGACGGTCTACTAAAGTCTATAGATTCTACAGCTACTATATACACTTTGGCCCCTCCAAGTTTAGAGCAAGTGCAAGATATGGTCGGTGGACTATTACAAGCTGGCAGCTCAAAGGCAATTGTTACATACAACGATGCCGGAAACGTGCTAACTATAGATGTAGACCCTAGCCAAATTAGTCATACTAGCTTGCAAAACATAGGTACTAATACACATGCTCAAATAGACTCTCATTTGGCCAATACTTCTAACCCTCATTCTGTAACTAAAGCTCAAATTGGTCTAGGAAGTGTACAAAATTTAGACACTACCAACCCAGTAAATATTACACAAGATTCTACCCACAGATTTACGACCGACGCAGAAAAGGCAACTTGGAACGCAAAAGAAAATGCTATTACAGCAACAACAACTGCAGACTATTACCGAGGTGACAAGTCTTTCCAACCACTTAATAAAGCTGCTGTAGGTCTATCTAATGTAGATAATACATCAGATGCTTCGAAACCGGTATCTACTTTACAAGCAGCAGCAGACACAGCTGTTCAATCTTTTTCTATTCAACGAGCTAATCATACGGGGACACAATTACGCTCTACTATATCCGACTTTGATACTGGAATAACATCCTCTGTATTAACAGGCATGGACATAACAACTATTGGAAACATAACACCTACTGACACTATTTTAAGCGCCATAGGTAAGTTAGTAGCTAATGATAATACTTGGACAGAATTGGTAACTACAGCAAATTTAACTAATACCTCTAATGCTACTTTGTCAAATGTAACAGAACTTGGTATATCTGTTGTATCTGGTAAAGTTTACAAAATAGAAGCATCTCTATTGTTCTCTTCTACTGCAGGGAACACTGGTATTGTGCTTTCTTATGGAGCCACAGGAGCGGCAGGTACTGTGTCTTTAGCTGCAAACATTCCCATAGCTTTAGACGGTACCGCTGCTATGCTATCTGGTTGGATTACTACTTTTGGTGACGTAGTTACCGGAACAGGTGTACAAACTGCCAACACTTTCTATATAGCTAGGCTAGACGGTATTTTTGTTTGTACTACTTCTGGAACCATATTTCCACAGTTCAGGTCGGAAACCAACGGTCAAACTATAACACTAAGAGCTGGTTCTGTTCAGCTTAGTCGGGAGTTTTAATGATAGCATTTAAGACATTTAACGATTGCCCTGTAGAATTGCGCCCATTAGATATACCATTGTCATATCCTTGGCAGCAGCAGAACTGTGAGCCTGAGGATACGTATCTAGAATCTTATGGCTTTACTATCATGACAGAAGAAGAATATTTAGCATATCTAGATAGTTTAGCATCCGAATTTGATGCATGGGTAGCTCTCCATGGCTAAATATACCGCTAACCACTCGAAAGCACACGCAGTTTTGGAAAAAGCTAGATACAACTTAAGACTTAGAAAAGAACCTAGTCTTATCCCCATGAATAAGCTAGAAATAGCACACAAACAAGTCCAAAGATATCGAGTATTAAACAAGTTTATTATGATAACCGCAGCAATTTCGGTTATTTGTAATATCTATTTACTGTTAAGGCACTAGGAGAAGTATGGCTTATCAGCATTGGAATTTTTCCAGCACAGAAATATATGAATCAGGTCAATTATGCTCTTTTGGCATGAGCACCTATTCGCATTTTTCAGTCCAATGCGATATTACAGCTATAACAGTTCCAGTCGTAAACTGTACCATAAAGATACAAGAGTCTCTTGATGGCCTAAATTGGTACGATATTCCAGATGTATTTGAGACAATTACAACAACGGGAATATATCTCATGCGTTCTAGTTCCCACATGGGGCAGTGTCGCGCATACGTGACTATGGATTCAGGCGAGTTTACTGTTACAACCAAAGTAAACGTGAAAGATTGATATGTTATATAGCGACTATCAATCTAAGACTAGCAGCGAGAAACTAACACTAGCTACATTAGAGTCTGCTAAGCGTCTTATAGCGTTTGAACTGCATACTGGTTCCGTGTATAAAAAACAAAATTTTGATGTGTCTAGTATTGTGTCAATAGCACGGTCTGGGATTTTGCACCAAGAGGTAAACAGTTTAGACTTAGTTGTATCTGGAACATACTACAACGATAGAGAATCCAAAATATTATACATCGAACTAGACAGCTCTGAAAACCCCAATGCTAATTTTTTGGTATTAACTCAAAGACACTTTTTTAGTAACATGGCTATAGACCTGCCGTACAATTTGACAGCTGGTGCCAAAATAGTACCATGGCTACCAATGATAAAAGGCACATCTGAATTTGGTGTTGAGCTAGACTTTCTAAATGAGTCTTTAAACGCTATCGAAGGTTCTGGTTCTCTTGTGCTTCACAACGACCAAGACTTTTGGAAACATAACTACGACAATTTACAATTTGAAAATCAAAAGTGTTATATCCATAGTTATAACCAAGAATTACCCATAAATCAGGCTATAAAACTGTTTGAAGGTCGTGTAGAAACAAAGTCTTATTCGTCTAATCAAGTATCTTTTACATTAAAAGACCTTATGTCAACTTTACGCGACAGCATTTCTGTGCCTAAAATAGAAAGTTTGTCAGCCAGTACTGATTCAACATTAGACCAAGCTAAGGTCAGAACAATATATGGCAGGGTAAACGGATTTGTGCCTATAAACATGGACGTAATGCAAAATAATAAAGACAATTTAACTGGCACTGTCGCATGGACCACGAGCTCTTCAACTATTACAGGAACTGGAACACAATTTAAAACAGAGTTATATCCTGGAGATAAGCTATACGTGTTTCAGTCTACATATAATGTAGCTGTAATAAGCTCAGATACTTCTTTGACTTTATCAGAACAGGTTACACAGACAACCAACTCCGGTCAATCAGTTATCTATGGTACCTCTAGACCTAAGAGATATAAAAATAGACTGTGGAAGCTAGCTAACCATGCACTGCACCAACCTACTTATTCACTGCAAAACGGCTCTAATACTAGCATTCTTATGCTAAATACTACAACTGGTCTAACAGCAGGTGATAGTATTGTAGTAAACGGGACGGAATATACTACAGTTTTAAACATACTAAATAATACTACCATTACAGTAACTCCATCACTAGCTTCTGCATATCCGCAAGATACACAAGTAGTCAGGTCCGCCGTGCAGAATGTGCGAATAAATGACACTCTACTGGTACCTGGCACAGATTACACACTAGAAGCAGGAGATGCTGAACTGACTTTGTCTATCGATGCAGAAAAAAACTCAGCACCAGTAACCGAGTCAATCGAGCAAATATCCATGGTATCTGGTTCTGCAATAGCAACCGGCACAGGAACTAGCTTTCAAACATATTTAGCTCCTGGATATAATATTCGTGTAAAAAACACTACTACATACTATCAAATACTTAGTGTAGATTCAGACACACAAATAACGCTTACCACAAACAGTGCTGTAACTGCTACAAACAATGTCCAATATAAAAGCTTAATATT